ACCATCTACAGAAACAGTCCAACCAACAGCAACACTTAATACAGTTGCAAAATCAGATACACCTATAACACCCTCTTCTTGGAAAGAGTCTATCAGTGAAGAGTTTAGAAGCGATCCTAGTATAGAAAAATTTACGGAGATTGATGCACTAGCAAAAAGTTACATCAACGCAACTAAAATGATTGGTCAGGATAAGATAGTTATACCTACTAATAATTCTACAGAAGATCAGTGGAATGAAGTATATCAAAAACTAGGTAGACCTGAGTCTGCTGATAAGTATCAGTTAGATGCTAAATCAGAAGCAGTACCTATTGATGAAAATGCTGTAAAACAATTTGCAGAAAATGCTCATAAGCTAGGTTTAAATAATAAACAAGCTCAAGGTATTTTAGAGTTTTATAAAAATAATATGGAAGGCACTGCACAGCAATCAAAGATTGATACAGAGACTGCTCAAGTTCAAGCGGAACAACAGCTAAGACAAGAGTGGGGTAGAGACTTTGAAGGTAAAGTTAAACAAGCTGGTGCATTAGCTAAAGCAAATATTAATCCAGATGTATTAGATATGCAACTACAAGATGGAACAAGGGTAGGAGATCATCCAGAAATTATAAAAGGATTTGCAAAAATTGCTAATATGATGTCTGAGGATAAAATTGTTTCTACAGAAAGCGAAAATGTAGATACTATGAAAGATATTGAATCAGAAATAACTACTTTGACTAATGATACCAATAGTCCTTACTGGAATAAAAATCACCCAGATCACGATAAGGTGGTTCAACAAGTCTATACATTAAGAGAAATGTTAAATGCAGAATAATAATCTAAACGATCAAGAGATTAGATTAGAAATATTGCGGTTGGTTAAGGAAACAGGTTCTGAGAACCAGAAAACAAATCCCTTGCCAACTGCAGATATTTATTATAAATGGGTTAAAGGTAAGACAATTCGCAAGAACCTTACTGACAAGAAGGAATAGACTCTAGTCTAACAGACTTTAAATGCAAGAAATGCCTGTCAATTTTGACGGAGAACCTTTCTGTTTTAATTTTATTAATGACCATGTGGGTTGTTAATATTTAACTTTAATAAATGGAGAGACAAATATGTCATCACAAATAACTACAGCATTTGTTCAGCAGTATTCTGCTAACATTCAAATGCTTTCCCAACAAATGGGATCGTTATTAAGAGACAAAGTCCGAGTTGAATCTGTGGTTGGAAAAAATGCTTTTTTTGACCAAGTTGGTTCAGTAACTGCAGTTTTAAAAACTAGCAGACATTCCGACACTCCGCAAATTGATACACCTCATTCAAGACGAAGAGTATCACTTGCTGATTACGAATATGCTGATCTAATAGACACTCAGGATAAAGTAAGACTCTTAATCGATCCAACATCTTCTTACGCTCAAGCTGCTGCAATGGCAATGGGTAGAGCTATGGATGATGTGATTATTGCTGGTGCAACTGGTACTGCCTTTACAGGTGAAACAGGTGCAACTTCAACTGCTTCTCAAACTGCAATCGCTGCTGGTGGAACTGGTTTAACAATCGCTAAATTAAGAACTGCTAAGCAGACTTTTGATTTGGCTAGTGTTGATCCTTCAATTCCTAGACACATCGTTGTAGGACCTGAGCAGATCAATAATCTACTTTCAACAACCGAAGTAACAAGTTCAGATTTCAACACAATCAAAGCATTGGTTCATGGTGAAATTGATACGTTTCTTGGGTTTAAATTTACAACATCCAACAGACTTACAAAATCTGGTAATGACAGACTTTGTGTAGCTTTTGCACAAGATGGAATAGCTCTAGGAATCGGAAAAGATATTTCCGCTAGAATTGACGAAAGAGCTGACAAATCTTATGCCACTCAAGTGTACTACTGCCAAAGCATCGGTGCTACTAGAATGGAAGAAGCTAAAGTCCTTGGTATAACTTGCGTAGAAGCATAATAGGAGGATATAAAATATGGCTAATTCAATACAATATGCGAAGATAGTTAGTGTTCCTTCTGAGAAGGTTGATACTAATGAACTAGCTGGTAGAGTAAGAGTTGCATTTGCAGAGTACGAAGCAGCAACAGAACAATCTACTATAACTATGTTCACTATCCCTAATGGTGCAAGAATCTTAAGCGGATCAGTAAGTTATGATGCTCTTAATTCAAGCACAACTATATCAGTTGGACATGGTGCTTATACAAACTCAGCAGGAACAGCAGTTGCTCTTGATGTTGATGAGTATAAAGCAGCAGCCGCTTCAACTTCTGCAGAAACAGTTGTTGCTGCAGACACTATAGCTTTAGGTAGAAACAGCGTAGTTAATGCTGACAAAGATGGTATTCCAGTTACAGTTACATTAGCAGGTGCTAATGGTGCTGGTACTATTCAGTTGCAACTATTATATGTTAAAGACTAATAAATAGTTTGGGTGGGGGAGCAATCCCCCATCTTTCTTTAAATGAAACATTTGAAAGAAATCAAACCTGTGTTACATTTTAAAAAAGATGGTTATGTTTATAGATTTGTTTTGGTAGACAGATTTAAACACACAGCATCTTCTCATAATGGATTTGATATTCATAATGAGAGAACAGAAGCGGAAATCTGGCAACAGATGACCAATAGGAAAATAAGAAGAAAATATATAACAAAGGAGTAGATATAATGAAAAAAGGTTTATACGCAAACATTCACGCAAAAAGAAAAAGAATTAAATCTGGCTCAAATGAGAAAATGAGAAAACCAGGATCTAAAGGATCTCCAACCAAAGCAAATTTTAAAAGAGCAGCTAAGACAGCAAAGAAAAAATAGATGGCATCTATAGTAGACATTTGTAATGGATCATTAAATCAATTGGGAGCTACTGCTATTCTATCCCTATCAGAGGATTCAAAAAATGGTAGACTTTGTAATTCAAGATACACTCAAGTAAGAGACGCAGTATTTAGATCTCATCCTTGGAACTGTTTACAAAAAAGAGTAGAACTTGCAAAAGATACAGCAACTCCAGCATGGGGTTTTACTGCTCAATTTACTTTACCTTCGGACTGTTTACGACTGTTAGTTATTTTAGATTACGATTCTAATTACAAAGTAGAAGGTAGAAAAATATTAAGTAATACCTCTACTATGAAAATTTTATATGTATCAAGAGTTACTGATCCTAATGAATATGATGAATTACTAAGAGAAACTTTATCTGCTGCATTGGGTGCAGACATTGCTTACGGAGTAACTTCTTCTAATCCTGTTGCACAAAATATGTATAAATTATTTCAAGAAAAATTAAGAGATGCTAGATTTGTAGATTCTACAGAAGGTCAGAATGTATCACAAGATTTAGGAATGGCAGATGTTATTGACGCTGGTACTTTTATAAATTCAAGGTTTTAATTTATGGCTAGAGTTGCGGTACAGCTTACCAACTTTACAGGTGGAGAACTATCTCCCAGACTAGATGGTCGTAATGATCTTACTAAATACAGTTCAGGCTGTAAGACTTTAGAAAATTTAATTGTATATCCTCATGGTGCTGCAGCTCGTAGACCAGGAACATCTTTTGTTGCAGAGGTAGCAGACAGCGATAACAAAACTAGACTTATTCCTTTTGAATTTTCTACTACTCAAACTTATATGTTAGAGTTTTCTAATCTTAAAATTCGTGTCTACAAAGACAATGGTTCAGTATTAGAAGGAGACAAAGTAATCTCAGGTATTACCAAAGCCAATCCTGCTGTAGTAACTGCTAACTCACATGGATATTCAAATGGTGATGAAGTGGTAATTACTGCTGTTGCAGGTATGACAGAAGTTAATGGTAAAAGATTTTTAATTGCAGACAAAACAACCAACACATTTGAACTACAAAATAAAGATGGTGTTGATATAAACAGTTCAGGATTTACAACATATAGTTCTGGTGGTGTATCTAATAAAGTATTTGAAATTACTACTCCTTACACAACAGCACAACTTTTTGATATTAAATTTGCACAGTCTGCAGATGTTATGTACATCACACACCCATCTCACAAAACTGCAAAATTATCCAGAACAGCTCATACTACATGGAGTTTAGATGAAATAGATTTCATTAAAGGACCTTTTCAAGATCCTAACATAACCACCACTACTTTAACACCTTCAAGCGCATCTACAGGATCAAGAAATATTACTGCATCTGCTACTACAGGTATTAATGGTGGAGTAGGTTGGTTAGCTACAGATGTGGGTAGACAAATACATTTTAACGGAGGTTATGGAGTTATTACAGCAAGAACTAATGCAACTGTCGCTGTAGCAACTATTACTACAGCCTTTACTAATGCTAATGCTATTACTGATTGGTATCTCGGAGCTTTTTCAGACACTACAGGTCATCCTTCTTGTGTAACTTTTTTTGAGCAACGATTAGTATTTGCAGGAACAACCAATCAACCACAAACAGTATTTTTTTCTAAGTCAGGAGATTATGAAAACATGGATGCTAATCTTACAGGAACAATCTCAGATGATGATTCTATTGTATATACGATTGCTTCCAACCAAGTAAACGCAATTAGGTTTATGACTGCAACTAGAACTTTAATTATAGGTACAGCAGGTGGTGAGTTTACAGTGTCAGGTGGTGGAACAGACTCTGCAGTTACACCAACCAATATTCTTATTAAGAAACAATCTAACCATGGTTCTGCAAATGTAGATGCGATTGCAGTAGGTAACGCAACTTTATTTCTACAAAGAGCAAAAAGAAAAATTAGAGAACTAGCCTATAACTTTGATGTAGATGGTTATATTGCTCCTGATATGACAATCCTTGCAGAACATATTACTGAAGGTGGACTAACACAAATTGCTTACCAACAAGAACCTAATCAAATTATTTATGCTGTTAGAGGAGATGGAGAGTTAGTAGGATTAACTTACCAAAGAGAGCAACAAGTAACAGCCTGGCACAGACATATTTTTGGAGGTATCTTTGGAACAGCTACTATTACAGTTACAGATTACGCAAATATAAAAAATGGAACAAGAATTGTTTTAAAAAAATCAGATGGAACAACTACCACTTTTACTTCTGCCACTTCTGCTACTTCTGGATTTTTTCACAACGCCACTAGCAATAACCAAACAGCTACTAATTTAAAAACTCTTATTGATGCAGATAGCAATTTTACCGCTACTGTTTCTAGTAATGTAGTTACTATTAAAGAAGTGGTATCTACAGGTTTAGATTACTTAACTATTTCTAGTTTTGACATTGCTAGACTTACTGCAACTAGCGAAGGAAAATCTATTTGCGAAAGTGTTGCGGTTATACCAACTGATGATACAGAATATCAAGTATATGTTATTATTAAAAGAACTGTAAATGGTTCTAGTAGAAGGTATGTAGAATATTTAAACAATGTTGATTTTACAGAAACAGATAATACTACTTTTAATTATTTAGATAGTGCTTTAGCTTATAGTGGAACTGCTGTTACTACTCTTTCTGGATTAGATCATTTAGAAGGTCAAACAGTTCACATATTAGCAAATGGTGCAACTCATCCTACAAAAGTAGTTTCTTCTGGTTCTGTTAGTTTAGATAGATCTTCCACAAATGTAAAAATAGGACTAGGATATAATTCTATTTTACAAACTATGAGATTAGATGCTGGTTCTCAAAATGGTACATCTCAAGGAAAAACAAAAAGAATTTATGAAATTACTATAAGGTTATATGAGAGTGTAGGAGTAGAAGTAGGACCTAATCTTTCTGATATGGAACGAATACCATTCCGTACTTCTGCAGATGTGATGGATCAAGGTATACCTACATTTACAGGAGACAAAGCGGTAGAGTTTAGAGGTAATTATGATACAGATGGATTTATATTTGTTAGACAAACTCAACCTTTACCTTTGACTGTTTTATCATTATACCCAGAATTGCAAACCAATGACTAAAGATATTTTACAAATAGTGCCTTATATTTCAAAACATGGTAAGATTATTCTAGCCAACCAAATGAACCATGTTCTTATGGATAAAGATGCTCAATTTGAAGGAGAAGCAATGGAATTAGAACAGACAGGTTTAGCTTATACTTGTATCATTAATGACGAACCTATTGCGTCTGCTGGTATGAAAATTATTTGGAATGGAGTTGCAGAAGGTTGGGTGTTAGCAAGTAGTAAAGTTTGGGATCATCCATTAGTTATTGCTAGAGCTATTAAAAAGAACTTTGCAAGATTAGCAAAAGAAAATGAAATCCACAGGGTACAAACTGCTGTAAGAGCAGATTTTACTATGGGTTTAAAATTTGCTAAATGGTTAGGATTAAAGGAAGAAGGATTAATGAAAAAATACGGATTTGATGGTTCAGACCATTATAGATATGCGAGGTTGTTCTAATGAGTTTTGTATTTGACATTGCTGCAGCAAAACAGGCAAGTGCCGCAGGTAAGTATAATCAAGCTGTTCAAAATAGAAACGCTACGATTGCAGAACAAGAAGCTGAAATGGTAGAAAAACAATTAGAGTTTGATATTAATAAATTTGACCAACAATTTGTTCAATTACAAGGCGAAACAAAAACTGCAATATTAACATCTAATGTTGAACTTTCAGGATCTGGTTTAAGAATATTAAGATATAACGCAGAACAAGCTGAAATTCAAAAAGATGTTATGGATTATAATGCTAAAGTTGCAGAAGGTAAAAAGCTAGAAGAAGCAAATTTTGCAAGAATACAAGGTCAAATGGCTAGGCAACAAGCAAGAATAGCTGAACTTGGTTATTATTCAAAAGCTGGTCAAAGTTTAATGAGTATGTCTAGTGGCTTTGGCGGTGGTGGTGGAAGCTCTCCTGGTTTTGGAGATAGTATGCAACGACCTATTAACGGACAATATTTTGATTAGGATTTAATATGCCAAAAATACCAACCTTTACATCCAAAGCTAGACCAACTGCAGAAGTAGGATCAGTTAGATCTAATCTTAGAATAGATCCAACACAAACAACGGGTGCTGCTCTATCTTCTTTAGCAGGAGTGGCACAAGATTATTACATTAAACAAAGAGATAATGTTGAAAAACTAGAGGCAAAAAAAAAGTTTTATGAAATGAAAGCGGAAGAAAATAAAGTTGTTGAAAAAGTAAAAAACGAAGCAGATGAATTTAAAGTTGTAGATATTTATAATAATGATTTTGGTGTTTATAAAGACAGCACCATTAAAGGTATTCAAAATAAAAGAGTTAGAAAAAAAGTGCAACAGCTTTTTGATTTAGATCAACCAGAAAC